GATGATGCAAGGCAGAGGATTAAGTGCGAGGGCTGAATATGGGCATGCAGACAACACGTTCTACAGCTATGCGAGAGACCTGACACTAAACTCTGAAGCACATTGGAAGGCACTCACCGAGAGAATAGTAGAAAATAAAATAGAATTTATATTTCTAGACCCACTATCCCAATTGCTTGGTGGCAGTGAGGTTGACGACTCCCACGTGAGAGCGTGGCTCGACAGGATGGATGTGCTATGCACTGAGGCTAACACAGGCGTGGTGATGGTACATCATGGTAGGAAAACTACGTGGAGAGGTGACGGCTCGTCATACTCAGGAGCGCAGAACCTACGTGGGTGGTCAGGGCTAGAAGGCTGGGCTGACAGTATAGTACACTTGCATTCTCCCAAGAGGGCGCAAGCACAACTACAGTGGCAGAAGGTCAGGCACAACGAAAAGCCCGAAGACCGATGGTTGCATTTCAGTCAAAAAAATGGTATACTCCAAGTGTCCGATGAAGACCCGGCGACGATTATTCGCAGACTGTTATCAGTTGGGCCAAGGACATTGGGAGACATAGACAAGGCACTGCTAGAGGAGGCAGGTATGAAGTATAGCAAGGCTAATGACCTCCGCAAGACGCTAGAAGCTAAGGGAGAGATTGCTTGGGATACAATGGAAGATAATAAAACGAGAATGTATAGGTTGGTAGAATAATGTTGAATAAAATTAGACCGCAAATAATAGTAGCACTTGGAGTGCTTGGTGTAGTGAGTGTACTTGCTATACAGGCAGAGAACCCTGAGTTTATAGCTATCGTCACTGGTTGTACTGGTGGCGTGATAGCCCTCGGCATGAAACTGCTAGAGGGTGAGTAGAATGATTGAGGTGGAGATTACGGAGGATATACTAGACAGGGCTAGAGATGTAGCTGATAGCTGGGACTATAACGGTAGTGGAAACGACCTAACGTCCAGTGGCAACCTTATAGGTGCTGTAGGCGCTCTCATAGTAGCTGATAATTATGGGGTAGATTTAGTAGACCACACAGAATACAACATGATAGTGGATGGTAGAAAGATTTACGTTAAGACAAAGCAAAGAAGAGCAGGGCCACCAAAAGGATACTATGAGGCATCAGTTAATAGAAGTGCCATGCACGTTTTAAAGCCTGACTACTTTGTATTTGTGAGCCTTCGTGAACTGGACACAGCATATATAATGGGGGGCATAGACGTAGGTGAGTTTATAAGTAGGTCACGTTTTCTAGTAGAAGGTGTAGTTGACCCCACTAACGGCTATAAAAATAGGAAAGACTGTTTTAATATAGCATATGAAAAGCTACATGGTTTGGAGGTACTAGTATAATGAAAATAAAGAGGAGTAAGATTGTATACAGTCGAGGAGAAGGAACTACTGTACAACGGCAAGAGTCTAGGGAGCGCAGATGATATATACGTGGATGGGCGTCAGGACATTGCTGGGTACATCAAAAAATCCAACAAGAAAGGCTTTACCGTTGCCAAACTCACGGAAGGGGACTATGTATTCGTCACCGCTGGTGGACACACCGTTGGTATCGAAGAGAAGAAGGCTCACGACCTCTGTAATAGCTTACGAAGCAGGCGATTGCAGAGACAACTCAGAAGGCTTGAAGGTGCTGTTAGTATCCCCATTCTTGGACTTAGATTCACTGATAAGGGACGCTCTAAGGCACAGTTCTCGCCTGATTGGTGGCAACTCAATAATTTAAATTTAATAGTAGAGTTGCTGAAGTGGGACTTGCGTGGTAATACTATATTAATTCCTGCGGCTGACCAGCAAGTGCTGTCAACGCTCAAGAGAATTAAGAATGTCATGCAACCCGGTCACCATCTGCTAAGTATAATTGCAGGTGATGACTATAAAAGAATACAGGACAGTAGTCCATTCCGCAAATTAGTCCGTAGACTTATAGACGGAGTTGGGCCAACTGCCTCGATAAAGTTAGAGGAATATTATGAGGGTGACGTAAGAGCGTTACTTGAGGACAACGAGGAAGGGTGGAAGGAAGCTGGACTACACGTAGGACAGCGGAAAACACTAGGAGAATTATTAAATGCGAACTAGCGTAACGGCACTCGACAACTGGCAAGAGTGTCAAATGAAATATACATACAAGGGCAGAAGGCTCAAGGAGCATAACTATACTCCGAGTGGGCCACTAACCTCTGGCATAACATTCCACGATTCGATGGAACGTGCCATAATGACAGGCAAGGTTAACGATGCCTATAATCATGCGGACGGTCTGTTGGAGGATGGTAATAGATTCAAGCCCGGAGTGATGAGGATGCTTGACCGAGTGCCCAAGTGGTTGCTCGACGTTAAGATTCCTGTTGCCGAGGATAAATTGGAACTCGACATTGACGGCATCACGTACGTGGGCAAGCCAGACCTATGGACGGTGACCGACTACGGCGTAGTAATATACGAGTTCAAGACCTGTAGCGAGAAGGGTGCAGGTGTCAAGAAGAAACTGCTCAACTACGAGGAGTGGGGCATACAGCCTGTTAGATATGCGTGGCTACTACAGCAGACGTATGACTGGCTGGAGGGACAACCATTCTACCGCCAGCATATATTGTGGAGTACTCAAGATGACCCGATAGAGGGAAATGAGATTTTAATTTCACAAAATGCTATTGACAACGCCGGGCGAGATATGATAAGATTAGCGAACAGTGTCCGTGAGACTGAAGCACCAACTCACCACTTCACACCGCTATGTAACTGGTGTGACTACCAGCAACTCTGTCGAGGATGGTTAACTGGTGCTGACGTTGATGGAATAATAGAAGAGAAGTACTATGAGGAGGAATATATTGCACATTAGTACGTTGTTATATGGTGGGCCCGGAGTAGGTAAGACATCCTTGGGGGTGTCCTCATTCTGGGACTACATGAAGGGAGAGCCTGTACCCGGCAAGAACGGCAGGCTACTATTGATTGGTAGAGAGGAGAACGATGCTCTAGGTATACCCGAAGAGAATATTGTACGCTTCCCACTACCACAGAATGACCCGATTAAGTTTGCAAAGGACTTTGAGGCTTACCTCAAGGCTCTGAACAGCCCAAAGGGACAAGAGGCAGGGGTAACTGACATAGTTATAGACGGCTTTACCGAACTGTGCTATGACTTTACCTATGCGTATCGAGAGTCCAACGACCCTCGTGACCAGTTTGAGGTGTACAGGGAGTGGCAGAGAGCATTCATTAATTTTATGCAACTGATACATCCCAAGTCTCTCAACGCCAATGTAATTGGTACGGCACGAGTAGCTGAACTTAGAAGAGGAAATACTACAGGAAGAGGTAGCACCGTGAAGGGTGACCCCGAATGGATGGACGAGTTTAAATACTATCCGTCAATGGAAGGGTGGGCTCGCCACAACATGGGACATTACTTCAACATGGTAGTGTATCTGGAGCAAGATGTGAAGACAAGGATGGTAGGCGGTAAGGCAATTAAAACCCCTACCCATGTATCTCACTGGCTCGGAGGGGGAGACTACTGGACTAAAAATATATTTTCCCACCTATGGCTTGACCAACCGCCGACGATGGACAATGCTATGTGGACAGATGTAGAGGAGGTTATTAATACTATAGTCGGAAATAAATATATCGAAGTAGAATAAGAGGAGAAGATTATGCCGTTTAATTCTGAAAACATGATAGAATATCAGGCAAGAGAGGAAGAGGCTCAAAAGGCCACACGGATACCGGAAGACACATACATACTAGAGGTTACTGATGGAGAAGTATTCGATAGTAATGGACTGCCAAGGCTTAGGCTTGGGCACAAAACAATAGCCGCTAAAAGAAACGGCTCGGTTGGACGGTTCCACACAGAGTTCTTAGGTTGGTTTGCTAACGAGACATCAGAGTCTCCTAAGTCTGTCGAGGAACGCACAAGGACTATCCGAAACATGACAAAGAATAGGTTACATTCCTATCTCAAGTCTCTAGAAGATAGCCCGACCAGTGACCAAGAAGTAGGCGAAAGTCTTAACGAGGCAATCACTGCCTTGGAAAGTACTGACGACCCTGTAGAGGTTAGCGAGATTATGGAGGCCGTTGGCTCAATGCTGGTTGGTCAACTAATCACAGGGACAATAAAGTATTCTAAGACTGGAGACTTTGTTAACCTGTACGCAGGTGCTTTTGACGACGCCATTGGTGCGGCTGACGCCGTGGCTGTTTGATTGTTGTACTAAAGCTGAAGGGGGAAGGGGAACTTATTAAGATAGAGGACGTAGAACTCCTCGACCCAATAGGTCTCCCCGGATTTCTCAGCATAGTACAGCACAACCCAGAGGAAGCCGACAGGCACACCAGTTTTGTTTGGCCCTCTGTGTCCATTGACAACATGATAATAGAAACTGTTGAAGGAGAAAAGTTTGAACACACTGACACCCCTCGTTGGTTTAAGCAAATGTGAAGAATGCCCATTATACGAGGGCGCAAATGTAGTGGAGGGCGTTGGG